TTAATGTTACAGAAATGCTTTCTTTCTTCTGATTTTCTTTACTTATTCTCATGAACTCTTCTAGCTCATCATCATAGTAAGTGTTTTTTAATTCTAGATATATTGGTGCAATAATTTTTTCAGGTAGATCTAAAATATCTGATTTTAATCTTCTTAATACAATATTCTTAGTTCTTTCACGAAGTTCATCTAAATTAGATGCCCCACTTGTATTCCATACTTTTCTTTGTCCAACTCTAAATTGATACCCAGCACAATATCTACGAACATAAACCTGCCAATTTAATGCTAATGGTGAGTTAACAATACTAAGTAAGTTAAAAAAGTTAATAGGTCTTGAAGTCATTGGTGTACCAGTTAATAACCAGACTCTTGGGATATTATCTAGTATATCATTTAATAACCTAGTTCTTTGTGATGTTGTATTAGAAATATAATGTGCTTCATCAACAATAGCCAAATCAAATTTTTCTTTTGCTATTAATTGATATGCCTCACTGTCTTCACTCTTATCAGTTGTGTGGAAGTTTTTTAATATATCATAATTGATGATATAATAATCAAATGTAGAACCCCATTTTCTACCTTCGATAACTAAAATTTTTCTATCTGTATAGTTTTTTATTTCACGTTCCCAGTTAATCTTCAAAGATGCTGGACAAACAATTAATATTTTTTTAGCCTTACTTTCTAAAGACGCAATAACAGCCGCAGTAGTTTTACCTAGCCCCATATCATCAGCTAATATAAATCTTTCATTAGCTAATAATTTTTCAATAGCTTCCTTCTGATGCTCTAGTGGTGGCCTTTTATCATAAGGCGTATAATCTATTTCTCTATTTAATTTTTTTTCTTCTTGAATGATTGCGGCCTTTGGTACCCAAAAAGCATGTAATTTTTCTGCCTCAAGAATTTTGCCCCAAATGTGAAATGCTTTATCACTACCACATAACAATTTTTCTACCCATATCTCTTCTGGCATTTTTGGTAATAATCTATCTTCTCTTAACTTCTCAGCAAAGTTAGATACGACCTTAACCCACTTCCTAGCAACCTTGGGAGTTTCATTCTCGTATTTTATAACATAATCGGCTTGTGTTCTAGAAAGACCAAATGCCTTAACTTCAGACATTTTTTTCTTTAAATCTAGAATATGATTGTTTGACCCTTCATAGGTCTCCAAGATTTCCCTGGCAATCACTTCCGGTATTTTTGTTTCCATAGTAAAATATAAATAAAAACAAACACTTTATAAACTATTTATTATCATATGGACAATAAATTACCTATCACTAGACTCAGCAAATTCTTCTCACAAGAAGACTTTGATTTACAAGTAGACATCGGTCAGGAGTATCTTCACGGCGATTTAAACATGAAACTTGTACTTTATCGAGTAGATAAACAAAAAACCGATAAAGACGATGTTTATGGTGAGGTTGGATTAGATGAGATCAAGTTTTTCCCTCCGGTAGAATTTAATGCGTTGGTTAAAATTGAAGGGCCAAAAAACAGTACATATAAGGGCGGAATGCTTAGGTATAACGAGCCGGGAAATTTAGTTTTATCTGTTTATATTAAACATTTGAACGATTTGAAGATAGATATAAAATATGGTGATTATATTGGATATGTAGAATCTGAAGATAAAATTAGATATTACACAGTAACAAATGACGGTAAGGTTACATCAGATAATAAACACAACTTATTTGGCTATAAACCTTATTATAGATCAATAACTTGTGCAATTGCTCAAGAGCAAGAATTTAGAGGAGTATAACATGGGAATGCCAAAAAGAAAGACCGACATACAGGTCTACAGAGGTAAAGAACTTACTGAAAGAAGACAGGAGTTGTTAGATAGAATAACAAAATCTGATACTTTTTTACCAGACACTATTTTACATGACGATTTAGACTCTGGGATGTTAGACTATGTAAAAAAAGAATTTAAGGTAGTTAGTGACGGGGCTAAAATACCAGTTATACCCAAAATTTTAACAATTCAAAGATGGGCACAACTTACTAATACTTGGGAGTTTTCAGATAATGACGGTAATATGAAGGTTCCTTTTGTTGCAGTTATTAGAAAACCTGACGTTCAACCAGGAACTAACCCTTCGGTAATTAGAACCGTTCCAGATAGACATCAGTTCCATTACGCCACCGTTCCTACTTGGAATGGCACTCAAATGGGTGCAGATGTTTATAAAATACCACAACCAATCCCTGTTGATATTACATATGACGTCACTATTGTCTGCACAAAAATTAGAGAATTGAATAAATTCAATAAGATTGTGATGGAAAGGTTTGCATCTAGACAGGACTATACAACCGTAAAAGGGCATTATATACCGATAGTATTGGACAGAATTGAGGATAATTCACCAATCGATCAAATAGATGGCCGTAGATTTTACCTTCAAACATACACGTTTACTATGCTTGGGTTCTTAATTGATCAAGATGAGTTTGAGGTTAAACCAGCAATAAGTCGTTTTTTCCTTTTGAATGAGTTTGCTAAAAATACTAATTACCAAAAGAAATATATAAATAAAACTATATTATTAACTGTTGTTAATTTTAAGGCCGATGGGTTACAAACAGCATTTAGTGTTGGTGAGAGTATTGGCATTTTATTTAGTGTTGCTATTAATGGTCTTTTACAAGAAAGAGATATTGACTATTTCCATATAGGTGGAACATCAAAGATAACTTTTGCGGTTGCACCAGTTGAGGGTAGTACTATAACGATAACTTACTATAAGGGTAGAAATAGTGTTTTCATAGACAACTATGGTAAACCAATTCAAGTTAACACAGAATATTTTGTATATGATGGTTCAACATTGATTTTTCAAGTAGCTGGTTCGATTAGTAGCGTTGTTACTTTAGACATAAATGGTCTTGTTGAAGAAGAAGGTTTTGGTTTTGATATTGTTGCGTATAATCAAATAGGTTTGAATTACACCCCAGTAGTTGGTTCCAAGATTGGTGTAACATATTTATTCTAATCTTCGTCATATAGATCTGTTTTTTTGGGTTTACAAACCTCTTCTATAAATTTTTCTAAAATTTTGTAAATTTTTAAACCATTCTTTTCACAGTGCTTTTTTAACATCTCGTGATGTTTTTCGCTGATTTTTACGTTTTTGCTTTTGTTTTCCATATTAAAAGATAAATAAAGATAAAAAAAGATAAAATACTATCTTTTAAGAGAAAAGTACGGAAATCTTTGCTAAAAACAAAGATATTTATTAGTTAAGAATAAAAATATTATAACCAAAAATTAATCAATGGCAAATTCAAACAGAGTATTCGTCTCACCAGGTGTGTATACATCAGAGAAGGATCTAACATTCGTGGCGCAAAGCGTCGGAGTTACAACATTGGGATTAGTTGGAGAAACCTTAAAAGGACCAGCTTTTGAACCAATCTTGATTTCAAATTTCGACGAATATAAAACATATTTTGGCGGCACGTTAGCTGCAAAAGATCCTTCTGGGAATCCAAAATATGAGCTACCTTACGTAGCAAAATCTTATTTACAAGAATCAAATCAATTATTTGTAACTCGTATCTTAGGATTAACTGGTTACTTACCAGGAAAATCTTACGGTATTAAAACATTAGGTGGTTTCGCACCAACAGGTACTGGCGCAACAATGTCAGATAAATGGGATAATTCAGTAATAACTGGATCAACATCTGCTGACCTTGCTGTTACTTCATATTCTACTTTTACAGGAAGCACGCTTTATGCTGAGTTATCTGATAAGACAGCATTTGATGGGTCTACTGTAACTGATTATATCTATTCAAATTTTAGTGGAGTTACAGGTGGTACAGATGGTTTATGGTTCGTAATTGGACAAATACCGGATTCAGAACTACCTATTGACGCAGCTAAAGAGGTTGTATCTGCAATGACGGGCGCATTATATGCCGACTCATCATATAACAAAAATTGGTATAATGTTTATAACAACGGAACTAATAAAGTTAACTCGTATGTTTTCACTTGGAATTTGGGTGACCGTAAATTTTCTGTAAAGAAAATAGAACACAATGCTACATTGGTTAATGACGGAACTGTGGTTGCTACTTTAAGATCTCGTGGTGAATATGCTGCAAATGTATTAAATTATAGAGTAACTGGTTCTACACACGTACAAGTAACTGGCGCAAATATTGCAACAAACCCTCTTAGTGATTTCACATTAACTGTTACTGGTTATACTGGTAATGTTACTGACACAAAAACGTTTGCATGTTCTTTAGATATGTCATCAACAAAATACATCACTAAAGTAATTGGTGTTGAAGTTTTTGATAAAGAAAAAGCAGAATATCCAATATATGTTCACGAAGCATATCCAAACCTAGTTAAAAATTTATTTGAACAAGGTTTGATTAGAGGTTTGAGTACTGTTGAATATGTTAAAACTGAAGGAAATAACTTTAAAGGTGAATGGGAAACCCCAGGAACTTCAACTGTTGTTTCAGAGGTTAGAGGTGGTAAGGTTTCTGATCTTTTCCAAATATTAACGGTTTCTGACGGTAACGCAGCAAACTACAATGTAAAAGTAACAATTCAAAATTTAGATTTAGACACTGGTGAATTTGATATATTGGTACGTGATTATTTCGATAGTGATGATAATCAAGTAGTACTTGAAAAGTTCACAAGATGTACAATGAACCCAGATTTACCTGGATATGTTGCAAGAAAAGTTGGTACTTCTGATGGTGAATATGAATTAAGATCTAAACATATTATGTTAGTTCTTTCTGATGAAGCGCCTACAGACGCTATCCCAGCTGGTTTTAAAGGAATTACAACATACGGCCCATCTGGATCTACTGTTGGAGATATTACATATAAAACTAAATATTTTGATGCTGGGGAGACATTGTATTATGACGCATCAGGTATAGCACAAACAACAAATGGTGATAAAGTTAAGAAAGTAAGTTTAGGTTTCTCAACACAAGATCATTTCACTTATGATGATGATTTATTAAAATACAAAGGTAAAGACGCGTCTAAGGCAACTAAAGGTTTCCACTTATCAGTTAATGCGGCAACAATTACTGGAACTTCTGGTGAAGCGTTGTTTACAACAACCGCATATGATTTAGAAGGTGTTGACAAAGATAAATTAGCAAAGGCGACATACCGTAAATTTACAATGCCAGTATTTGGTGGATTTGATGGTTGGGATATCTACAGAAGAACTAGAACATATGGTGATGGTTTCATCTTTGGTAAAACAACATATTCTGCTGGAAGTGATACTAATGGTGGTGTATTCAGTCACACAGGTGGTAACTCAGATTATTATGCTTACTTACAAGGAATTAACACATATGCTAACCCTGAAGCAATTGATATAAATCTATTTGCAACTCCAGGTATTAACTGGAACGATCATAGCTCATTAGTAAATCAAGCAATTGATATTATTGAGAATGATAGAGCAGATTCATTATATATCATTAACTCACCAAACTTTACTGGCACAACCGGTACTGCTGAAGTGGTTTCTGCTATTCAAGATTTAGCATTGGATTCTAACTACTCAGCAACATATTGGCCTTGGATTCAAGTAAGAGACACAGATAACGCAACACAACTTTATATCCCACCAACAGGTGAAGTATTAAAGAACATTGCCTTAACTGACAATGTAGCTTATCCTTGGTTCGCAGTCGCTGGTTACTCTAGAGGTATTGTTACTTCAATCAAAGCATCTAAAAAATTAACTTTAGATGATAGAGATGAATTATACAAGAATAGAATTAATCCAATTGCAACATTCTCTGATACAGGCACTATTATCTGGGGTAACAAAACGTTACAAGTTAGAGAATCAGCACTCGATAGAATCAACGTAAGAAGATTATTATTGAGAGCAAGAAAGTTAATCTCTGCAGTAGCGGTAAGATTATTGTTTGAACAAAATGATGATCAGGTTAGACAAGAGTTCTTAAGATTGGTAAATCCTATCTTAGAATCAATCAAGAAAGAAAGAGGTCTTTATGACTTCCGTGTAACAGTATCAAACGATCCTGAGGATATTGATGCTAACACATTAAGAGGTAAAATCTACGTTAAACCAACTAGAGCGTTGGAATTCATTGATGTAGAGTTTGTTATCACTCCAACTGGAGCTTCTTTTGAGAATGTTTAATTTGAGAAGAAATAGAAATAAAAAATGGGGTAGAGCGAAAGTTCTCCCCATTATTTTTATATGTAGTATTTATATATTATCAATAGTAGGTTATCTTTTAGTAGTTAGTATTTATTCATTATTCTTAGTAATTAGTATGTTAGTATTAGTAATTAGAAATATAGTATGCAAAAAGCTAACTAAAAAAAATGACAAAGTCAAATAATATGGAAAAATAATTTATTTTAACTATTGATATATTTATAATAAGAATAAAACAAAAACTAATAACTATACAAAATGGCAGATTTATTAATGAAAATGCCGGTTCCATATGAACCGAAACGTAAAAACCGATTTATCTTAAGATTCCCATCTTCATTGGGTATTAATGAGTGGTACATAACTTCGACTTCTCGTCCAAGTGCTAAGATTAAATCTGTAGAAATTCCTTTCTTAAACACATCAACTTACGTTGCTGGTCGTTTTGACTGGGAAGAGATTAAAGTACAATTTAAAGACCCAATTGGTCCTTCAGCTTCTCAAGCTCTTATGGAATGGTTCCGCTTACACGCAGAATCAGTTACAGGTAGAATGGGCTACGCGGCAGGATACAAGAAAGATGTGGAGCTTGAAATGCTAGATCCAACAGGAGTTGTAGTTGAAAAATGGATACTTCAAGGTTGTTTCTTAACAAGTTTGAACTTTGGTGATTTGAACTACTCTCAAGATGAATTAGCAACAATTGATGCTTCATTGAGAATGGATAGATGTATTCAAGTTTACTAATATTAAATTTCAAATAAAACTATATGAAATCCGTATACCTTTAGATAGGGTACGGATTTTTTATTTAAAAGGTTCCATGTGGAACTATGACTTGATTTAATTTAAAAATTAGTGTATATTACTTAAAATAGAATAAAACTAAATATATATGGAAAATTTTGACCCAAACATTGCATATGACGTAGTCCAACTACCTTCTCAAGGTATTCATTACGCAAATAACAAAAAATCAATAAAGGTGGCTTATTTAACTGCCGCAGATGAAAATATCTTAAATTCTCCAAATCTGGTTCAAAATGACATGGTTGTGGAGGAGTTATTAAGAAGAAAAATATTAGATAGGGATATTGATATTGATGACTTATCTAATGAGGATAGACAAGCGGTTTTAATATTTCTAAGAAATACGGCATTTGGTACTGAGTATACTGTTACATTAACAGACCCAAAAACAAAGCAAGAGTTTTCTATGGATATTGATTTATCAACTATTCCCGTTAAAGACTTTAATTTGAAAGCTAATGCAGCTGGAGAGTTTGAGTATCATTTAAAATCAATAAA